TACATGGTTCTATTTAACAGGACAAATGGAAATAACAGGAATTGCAGCAAAAATCCCAAACAGCATCATAGAATATATGTTTATGTTGCCAATTGTTGGATCTGTTGTTAGTTGGATTGCACAAGCTGCCTTGATTATAACCATTGCCAGAAGTATTCAAACATTGGTGTTATTGGCTTCTACTTCTGCTATCAGACAATCAAGACCACAATTCCAACAACAACAACAAAAATCTCAACCACAAGTGCAACATGTAGCACATAATCAAACTCAACCAAAACCAAAGCCAATTCCAAGACCGGAACCTTCATATCATCCTGTAAGAATGGATCGAGAAGGCAATGCTACGGATTTCGATAGAAATGCACGATAATCAACTTCAAAAATTCTTTTATTGGATAAATGAACGTCATAAAATTTATCTGAAACGTCAAAGAGGAGAATCGTGGCCATGGACAGAAGATAAAATTCTCCAAACGTACAAATTCACAAATCCGTTTCGTGAAAATGACAGAGTTACAATATGGATACGCAAAAACATTCGTGAACCATATGCAAATTCTCCAGAATTGTTTTTCAATTTGATGTTGGCAAGATTGATAAATTGGCCAGATACATTGAGTAAAATTGGGTACATAAATAACTGGAATACAGCATATGTTTATAATATTTTAGAGAATAGAAGAGTTTCTGGCCAGAAATTTATCACTGGTGCATATATGTTAACTGGAACATTTGGGAAAAGGGGAACACCAAAGAGTTGGCAGATTGCTCATCATTGTCTAGAACGGATTTGGGAAATGAGAAGAGAAATTACTCCTATATTAAAAGACAATTTGCAATCTGCATATAATAGGATGATGGAAAAACATCCTCCTGGATTTGGGGGATTTCTTACATATGAAATTGTTACAGATTTAAGACATACAAGATATTTAGAAAATGCAGATGATATTATGACCTGGGCACATGCTGGTCCAGGTTGTAAACGTGGAATTAATAGATTGTATGATAATGATGTAAGAACCAATTGTCCAGATGATTTTGCATTGGAAGTTATGAAATATTTGTTAGATATTTCACCTGAATATTTAGAATGTCATGTCCCGAAACTTGAGTTAAGAGATATAGAACATTCATTGTGTGAATGGGACAAATACATGCGTGTATTGAATGGTGAAGGACGTCCTCGTAGCAAGTTTATCCCACCTCATTTAAGGAGATAGAAAATGGAAAAGAAGTCTTTTGGTACAAATGACATATTCAATGTGTTTATGGTGATTGTTGTATTAATAAGTAGCAGCCTCACATTTGCATTTTTTTATGATTATCTGCCATCAATCTTTCCTCCTCAAATATTGGGAGCAGATATCTCTAAAATTGTTTCTGGATTGTTTGGTACAATAATATTGGAAATTGGTGCATTAACGTGGTTGTATGTATATCTTAGAATTGCAGAAAATCATATTCAGAGAAATATTGCGTTTCAGACTAGTATCATATCGTTTTCTGGCAGCATAATAACAGCATTTACAAAATTAATATTTATTGGGAATTCGTTGTTTCAGCTCACTGAAGATGCACACAATACAATTGGATTTGTTGCATTATTTGGCATTGCATTTGTGCTTGTATTTAATTTTATGAGTATATGGAGATTCAAGAAAAATTCTGATGAATCTATAGAGTCAATTGAAGAAGCAAATAGAGAAACAAGATTAAGGAATGTTACGCAGCAACGCCAGAAGATGTTAGACCGGTTGGTCGAACAAAAAGTCAGAAAAAAATTTATGATTGATTCAGATAAACTGGCAGAAGATATTGCCTCTTCATATTATAGAGATAAAATAGAACAAGAATTGGGAAGAAGACAATCCTCAACAATTATGATGCATGAAAATGGTCATGAATCTGAAGAAGGAGAAACATTCCCAAAAGTGTAGAGGCACCTGGTATCACAACATTACCAGTTGCTGATGATGTAAGACGTTGTAAGTATGTTTTGTGCAACAAACCATTACCTTTAGATGCTCCTGGAACATATAGATATTGTCCAAATACAAATCATAGAACATTGCAATGGAATTATTTACAGGAGAAGATGAAGAAAGAAAACTACGAAGCCGAAATGCATGCAGGTCATTGATAACAAGTTAAGTTAAGCATGCGAAGACCTAGTATAAACTTACTTTACAACGACAGAAAAAGACTTCCTGAAGATAAAGATTTTGGAAATTTTATTCTTCAGGAAGTCTTAGATTTTTGTAAACGTTACAGATATATTCCAGAAAATGTTCTTGTTAGGAAAGATGATTATGGAAATCTTGTAGAGTTAAAGCATAAAATGCATGTAAATGTGTCAGATGCTATCATACCAATATATGCGGCAGGCTCTATTCAAGTTGGTCATATATACATATTTCCATATGTGAAGAATAGAATACCAGTGACATACAATAGTATAAGGAGTCCGATATGAGTATGAGTTCTATGTACAGGAATCTAAAAGAATTGTTAGGCATAACAACAGAAGAACATGTATTGGGAACAAATAATATATTTGAAGCATTGAAACTATTTCACGAAGCACGCGAAAAGACATATCAAATGTCATTTGCGAAGCGAGGCGAGTCAGGAGTTTGGTTAAATGTTGCCAGAAAATATGATCGTATAGATGAATTGGCTATGGTTAGATTTGATGGTAATGCGTCTACATTTACATTGATAGATTGTTTGATAGATGTTGCAGTGTATGCATTAAAATGGGTTGATTTGTTGGCAAGATTGGATCCATTAGGATTTGCTGAATGGGTGAAGAATGTGTATGCCAGAGATTGTAATATATCATACACAGAAGCAATGAATAAATTTAATTGCAATTACGATGTTATAGATGACTAACATTCCTTCTCCAGAACATCCTACATGCCAAAAATGTGGTTTGTTTAATGGTTGCAGATCGCCATTCATGAGCCCAGGCAATATTCAGAATGGTTCTGATATTCTAATTGTTGGTGAAGCACCAGGTGAAGAAGAAGATCTACAAGGTAGAGCATTTGTTGGGAAATCTGGACAGGAATTAAGGAGAGTGTTGCGTGCGTTAGACATGAATCCAGATAATGTTGTGTATACAAATGCTGTTCGTTGTCGTCCACCAGATAACAAGATTTCCAAAAAATATATAAATTATTGCAAGCAATTCTTATTGGATGAGATAGAAGAATTAGATCCTGAATATGTTTTGCTGATGGGAAATTCTCCTTTAGAGGCTGTATTAAATCAATCCGGCATCACAACATGGAATGGAGTTGTTGTTGAAGAAAATAATAGAGTGTATATTCCGATGTTTCATCCTGCATATATTCTCAGAAATCCTGAAATATTAGATGAATGGTTAGAAGGATTTGTGAAATTGTCAGATATGTTGGAGGGAATATTAGAAGACGAAGTAGAATATGAGTACAATTATCCAAAAACCGTTGTAGAAATAAGAACTATGGCAGATGAATTACGAGAATCGGATATAATTTCATACGACTTGGAGACAACATCTCTAGATCCGTTTTCTGATAATCAGGAAATTATTGTAATGTCATTTGCGAAGCGAGGTAAATCTTGGGCATTTCCATTAGATCATAATGAAACATGGTTTGATGGCATGGATTTAAATAATATAGAGGTAATTGTACGAAATTTGCTTAAAGAGCATCCAGGGATTGTTGGGCATAATATAAAATTTGATTTGCAACATTCTATGAGATACGATATAAAATTTGAAACATTTGGCGATACAATGCTTATCAGTCATTTGCTGGATTCCAGGAGGGGAATTCATTCATTGAAGAGACTGGCAGGGTTGCATCTTGGAATGTATAAATATGATGACGAACTAGAAGAATATAAAAGAACCAATAAAGAAGCAGATCCTGGGAGGGGAGGGAATTATGGAAATATTCCGTTAAATGTTCTCCTTCCATATTCTTGTATGGATACTCATGCAACGTTGGAATTGTATTACAAATTGTATCCAAGATTATCTAAAAAGCAACAATATTTCCATGATGAGGTATTATGTAGAGTCAGTACAGTTATAGCAGAAATGGAATATAATGGGATCCATATAGATAAACACATAGCAGAAAGATATTATCTAATATACGGAACAATTCAACGACGGTTGTATGATAAATTTATACAAGATGAAAGAATTAAGAAAACTGTAAAATTGCTTCAGAAAACTTACGATAGAAAATTGATGGAGGATAAGATTGATGCGAAAGCAGATGGCAGATATATTACACATGTATTGAAATCTGGTAAAGTGTCTACTATACAAAGAGATATAATTGAATTTAATCCAAATAGTTCTGCTCATTTGAGAGTATTGTATTTTAATGTTTGTGGAATACCAACAACTGAAGTAGGAAAAACAGATACAGGAAAACCATCCACAGAATTAATTGGTATGAAGAAATTTGCTGATAAAATTCCAATTGTTGGTGATATAATATATTACAGATTATTGTCGAATATGATAAGCAAATATCTTCGTCCTGCAGCATTTGATGAATGGCAATCAGATGATGGTGTAGTTAGAAGCAATTTCAATTTGCATGGTACGAGAACTGGAAGGCTAAGTTCGTCTGATCCAAATTTGCAAAATATTCCTACTCCAGAGAAAGAACCTGGAACATTATTAGAATGGCTTCCTCTGAAGAATATATTTACAGCATCAGAGGGAAATGATTTAGTATCAGTAGATTATTCTGGTATGGAACTTCGTGTATTTGCTTCACTGGCCAATTGTGAGCCTATGTTAGAAATTCATCGTTCTGGTATGGATTTCCATTCTATGGTTGGCATTCTTGTATCAGAGAAAAAAAGTTTGTACAGTATTACACCAGAAGAAGTGAAATATTTCAAAGAATACAAAAAAGCAATCAGATACAGATATAAATGGACGAACTGGACACTTCTCTATGGGGGAGATTATTGGACGTTATATTCAATGTATCCTAATGATTTTCCAACTGTAGAATTGGCAGAAGAAACACAAAAAGCATATTTTGATGCATTTCCTGAAGTACCATTGTATATGGATACCTGTGTTGATTTTGTATCAAAAAACGGTTATATAGAATCTCCATTTGGTAGAAGAGAATATTTGCCTTATCTTGCAAATGGTTCACAAGATAAAGGTATGGTGTCGAAAGACAGACGTTCTGCTGTGAATATGCCAGTACAATCTGCTGCAAGTGATATTCTTTTATGTGCATTGATTGTTATTTCCAAAAGAATAAAAGAAGCTGGCTTAAAATCTATGCTTGTAAATACCGTGCACGACTCTATTGTATTAGATTGTCCTAAAGGTGAAACAAAACAAGTTATAGATATATGTGTACATGTTATGGAAAACATAAAAGAAATTGCGAAAATAGAATTTCCTCATATAGATTTTCAATGGTTGAAATCACCTTTGAATGTAGATTGTTCTTATGGATCACATTGGGGAGTGTTAGTAGATGTTTAGCCATGAAGGAGTTATATTGTGATTTGTGGAATATATTATATCTTTAATCTTGTTAATGGTAAATTCTATATTGGCAGTGCCAAAAGTGTAGAAGATAGAATTAGAGAGCATTTTGTAGCATTAGAAAAGAATTATCATACAAATAAGCACCTTCAATTTGCCTATAATAAGTATGGAGGAGATAATTTTGAAATAGTGTTGCTAGAAGAATGCAACAAAGAAGATTTATTGATATGTGAACAACAATATCTAGATAAATATTGGAATAGTGGAATTTTATACAATTTATGCCCAACAGCAGGTAGTACATTAGGGTTTAAGCATTCAGAACATTCTATAAAGAAAATGAGAGATTCGCAGAAGGGAAATAAGAATAGTACAGGAGCTGTTCGTTCAGAAGAAACAAGAAGAAAACTCAGGGAAGCAAATATTGGTAAATCATCTGGCAATAAGGGAAATGTGTATTCTGAAAAAACTAAACAGAGAATGAGTGAATTGAAAATAGGTAATAAGAATATGTTAGGGAAGAAACACACTAAGGAAACAAAAGCAAAGATTAGTAATGCAAATAAAGGGCATAAAGATACCGAAGAAATGAGAAGAAACAAAAGCGAAGCAAAGAAATTATGGTGGCAAAAAAGAAAACAAATAGAGGTAGATGTATGAAAGATAAAATTATAGAC